CCTCCAGGTTCTGATGGTGACGATTCAACAACACCAGGACCTCCTGGTCCTCCAGGACCTCCAGGTTCTGATGGTGATGATTCAACAACACCAGGACCACCAGGTCCTCCAGGACCTCCAGGTTCTGATGGTGACGATTCAACAACACCTGGACCACCAGGACCACCTGGTCCTCCAGGTTCTGATGGTGAAGATGGTGATGATTCAACAACGCCAGGACCTCCTGGTCCTCCAGGACCTCCAGGTCAAAATGGTTCTGATGGTTCTGATGGAACCAATGGAACTAACGGAACTAATGGTCAAGATGGTGATGACGGTGAGGATGGTTCTCCAGGATCACCTGGACCTCCAGGACCTCCAGGTCAAAATGGTTCTGATGGTTCTGATGGAACCAATGGAACTAATGGTCAAGATGGACAAGATGGTGATGATGGTTCTCCAGGATCACCTGGACCTCCAGGACCTCCAGGTCAAAATGGTTCTGATGCATCACTTCCATCTGGTATTGTAGTTATTTGGAGTGGTTCTTCTGGTAATATTCCTAGTGGTTGGTCATTGTATACTACTCTAGCTGGCAAATTTGTTCTTGGTCATGGTGGAGGTTACAGTGCTGGTAGTTCTGGTGGATATGCTAATGCATCAGTTATCAGTCACACTCACGGTGGTGGTACTTATACTGCTGGTTCTAATGGTGCTCACCAACATACTTCAAGAGTGTCTCCACCATATTATGATAATGAAAATGATTCTGATACAGATTGGGCAATAGGTACTTCTCCTGGTAACTCCCAGATAAATATTGGTAATAATACTGGTGCTCATACACACAGTATGAGTGGTAGTTCAGGTAGTGCTTCTGGTGGAGTATCTGGAACTGGTAGAAACATGCCACCATACTATGTACTTTGCTGGATTAGGAAAAACTAGTATAATATGGTATAATATAAGTAATTAATATTTTATGTTATGGAAAAACAGTGGTATAATTCTTATCATAAAGCATTTAATATTATAGGAACAGGTAATTGGTGTATTACTGAAGACTTGAAAAAAGTCCATTATCTTTTTATGGAAGATATTCTCCATTTGTTAACAGAGGAGAGAATAAAATCTGTTCCATTAAAATCTATCGGATGGAAAAGTAAACATAACTTTCCAACACCTTGGTCAGGAGAACGTTATGATAAAGCTGATATAAAATATCCAGGTATTATTACAACTGGACATAATCCTTATGATAATGAGTATAGAATGGTTGATGGAAGACGTAGAATACACAAATTATTATCTAATGGAGTCATAGAAAGTAATTTTTATGTTATAATGTGGGAAGAATTAAGACCTTTCTTTTTAGAAAGTAATGATTATGAAGTTATTGAGAGATTAGAAAAATAAATGTTCAATCCTAATATATCATTTAGTACTTTTATTAAAGTATATGACAATGCTCTTACAGATGAATTTTGTAGGAAAGTATGTCTAAAGATGGATAATGATAATAGAAAAAAATTAGGAGTATTTGGTAAAGATAAAAAATCAGATCCTAATTTTAAAAATTCTCTTGATCTAAAAATTAGTGAATTAGAAGACTGGAAAGAAGAGGATGATGTTCTTTTTATAATTGTAAATGAATTTGCAAAAAAATATGTAGATGATATACAAACTTCTACGAATGGTGATTTTTTCTATGGACAACCAGATGAATATTTTTCAGACACTGGCTATTTTGTAAAGGTTTATAAACCTGGTGGGCATTATGATTGGCATCAAGATTATGTAATTGATGCTTATCATGGTGTGCGAGAATTAACATTTATATGGTATTTGAATGATGATTTTGATGGAGGAGAAACTGAATTTTTTAATGGTGAAAAGATTATACCTAAAACTGGAAGATTATTAATATTTCCTGCTAATTGGATGTATGTGCATAGGGGATGTACTGTTAAAAATAAAAATAAGTATATTGCTACTGGATGGTATCATCATCAAAGTTTGGAAACTAAAGATATGCTTGATAATATGATAAATAAAAATAATCCATATTAGTTTATTATGGGAGTTCATTCTTTTACCAATACTATTTTTCGTTTAAAAAATACAACTAATAATAGTATAGATGGTACCACTGGTGATTGGGAGTTTGTAGAAGGTGCTGAAAATTTATATTTAATTAATAAACTTAATAATAAAAAATATAAAATTAATTTGACAGAAGTATAATGGCGGTAAAGGTTCGAGAAAATGGGCAATGGGTAACTGTTTCAGCAGGAGGATCAGGTCCTGCTGGCCCTCCAGGACCTCCAGGTCAAGATGGTGCTGATGGAACTCCTGGATCAGGAACTCCTGGACCTCCAGGACCTCCAGGTGGTGGGGGTAATCCAGGACCTCCTGGTCAAGATGGTGCTGATGGTCAAGATGGTGCTGATGGAACTCCTGGATCAGGAACTCCTGGACCTCCAGGACCTCCAGGTCAAGATGGTGCTGATGGTGCTGATGGTGCTGATGGACCTCCTGGTCCTCCTGGAACTGGTGGACCTGGTGGTGGTGCATCTACATTTTTACAGTTAACTGATACTCCTGCAAATTATACTAGTCAAGCTGGTAAAACTGTTAAAGTTAATAGCACAGAAGATGGTTTAGAATATACAGCATTAGGGTCAGGACCTCCAGGACCACCAGGACCTCCAGGTCAAGATGGTGCTGATGGTAATGATTCAACAACACCAGGACCACCAGGACCTCCAGGTTCTGATGGTGAAGATGGTGCTGACGGAACTCCTGGTGGAGGTGGTCCTCCAGGACCTCCAGGTGCTGATGGTGCTGATGGTGCTGATGGAACTCCTGGTGGATCAGGACCTCCTGGACCTCCAGGTCAAGATGGTGCTGATGGTGCTGACGGAACTCCTGGTGGAGGTGGTCCTCCAGGACCTCCAGGTCAAGATGGTTCTGATGGTGATGACGGTGCTGATGGAACTCCTGGTGGATCAGGACCTCCTGGACCTCCAGGTCAAGATGGTGATGATGGAAATAATGGTCAAGATGGGCAAGATGGTGATGATGGTGGTCCAGGACCTCCTGGTCCTCCAGGACCTCCAGGTCAAAATGGTTCTGATGGTCAAGATGGTGATGACGGTGATGATGGTTCTCCAGGATCACCTGGACCTCCAGGACCTCCAGGAGCAAGTGGAACAGCAAATACTGATCCAGCATTTGACATATATGTAAGAAATACGCAAACAACACCATCAACTATATCAATTACTCTTGATACCACTGATTATGACAGTTGGTTAGTTTTCGTTACCTCTGGAGGAGGTGGCGGTGGCGGTGGTTCTTCCAGTGGAAACTCTGGTGGAGGAGGAGGCGGTGGCGGTACAGCCATTCGTAGATATGATGCTTCACAAATGGGTAATGGTCAGTGTACTTTATTTGTTGGTCAAGGTGGTGCTGCTGGATCTGGTGGAGGTAATGGAAGTTTTGGTCAGTATTCTCAATTCTATCCAAACTCAAGTCAGTATGCTACAACTGCATATGGACCTGATGGTGGAACTGGTGGTAATTCTGGTGCTCTTGTTCCTGGTGGAGGAGGAGGAGTTGGGTATGGTGATATAAATTCCTTTGGTGGTGAAGGAACTCCTGGTGCTGGTGGAGAAACTGGTAGAGGTGGAGAAACTTATTGGGGTGGTGGTCACAACTGGACTCCTGGTGGTGGAGGAAGAGGTGTTCAGGGTAATGCTAATCCTGTAGGTGTAAATAATGGAAATCCAGGATGTATTGTAATTTTTGCATATAAGAAGAGTAAATTTACAGTTTAATTATGAGTTTTTTAGACGATTTTAAAAAAACAGATCTTCAGCAGCAATCTGATGCTGATACTGTTCAAACCAATATAAGAGCTGGTGTTGGATCTACTTTCATAGATTTTGCTATAGTTGACAATGCTACTAGTTTAGTAGCAACTACTATAGTAGGATATGCGGATACATCCAAGAATCCAACTTGTGCTGAAATGGGGTTTACTGAACATCATTTCGTTGCTATTGGTGCTACTTATCGTGGTGAATTTGCTGGTATTCCAAATTGGTGTTTAGTAAGACCTAATTGGAAATATACTGATGCTGGTGGATTCTTTGATCCAGTTGATTATACAGAAGCATGGTCAAAGGGTATGAGAGAAGCCAGAGATAAAAAATTATTAGAATCTGATTGGACTCAATCGGCAACAGATAGCACATTATCATCTGATAAGAAGTCTGAGTGGGCTGCATATAGACAGGCATTGAGAGATTTACCTGCTAATACTACAGACCTTGCAAATCCTCCTTGGCCGACAAAACCTTCATAGTATGCTATAATAATTGAACTAGGTATTTAATTATGAACGAACTGATTCAAATAATTAAAATTCTTGATACTGATCAAGTTAAAAAGATAAACAAATATGTTGATACTTTAGATTTTATTGATAATACTGTTTTTGGTAAAGGTAATGGACCTTCAAAAACTAATGCCGATATTAGATCCAGCACAGGAACAACAATGGTTGAGACTGCTCCTGAAACTTTAATTCTTCACGAAGCAATGAATGCTGGATTACTTGAATATAAAAGGAGATGTGAGAAAATACATATTAATTATGGTTATTACCCTATGCCTGGTGCTGTAGGAACTGATTCTTGGAGAGAAGGATTGCAGGTATTGGATTATAAAAAAGGTCAACAATATAAATTTCATCATGATGCTGCAACAGATCGTAGATTGGGTGAATATCATAGAAAGATATCAGTCATTACATATTTAAAAAATGCAACTAAAGGTGGTGGAACAATATTTCCTCATACTTCATTTAAACCAAGTCCAGGATATGCATTAATTTTTCCTTCAAATTGGTGTTATCCCCATTCAGGAGAACCTGTAATTTCTGGTAAGAAAAGAGTTGCAGTTACTTGGTATTATGTTAAGAATATTTAATTATGGATGATCAATTTGTTGAAGACATTATAGTTGATGTCTGTAAAAAGAGGATTACTTTAATTAGTAATGATGGAGAAACTAAATTTGTTAATTGTGAAAATTCAACACAATTTATAGGTGTAATGGAAGTTATTAAGGATCATGCTGATCCTGAGATGGTTACATACGTTGAACCAAAATTAACGACAGATCCGAAAGCTAAATAGAGTATAGAAATACCACCTGGACTAGTAGTATAAAAAGATGCCACTTAATAAGTTAGAGAATTTTATAAAGAATAGTGAAGGTCGCATTCTTTATGTAAATCCAAACGATCTTGATGCCACTGATGGAATTGAAAATCAAGGTAATTCGTTAACCAAACCATTTAAGACCTTACAGAGAGCACTTATTGAATCTGCTAGATTCTCTTATTTAAAGGGTAATGATAATGATATAGTAGAGAAAACTACTATATTATTATTTCCAGGTGAACATTTAGTAGATAATAGACCAGGATTTGGTATAAGAAGTATTAATGGAAATGCTACTGCTGTTAGTCCAAGTGGAGCACAAACTGGAGCACAAAATACTCTTACATTAACCTTATCTTCTAATTTTGATTTAACGCAAGAAGATAATTTACTTTACAAGTTTAATAGTACAGAGGGTGGTGTTATAGTTCCAAGAGGAACTTCAATTGTTGGTCTAGATTTAAGAAAGACGAAGATAAGACCTAAGTATGTTCCAAACCCAACAGATGATAATGTAAAACCTGCTGCTATCTTTAGGGTTACTGGTGCTTGTTATTTCTGGCAGTTCTCTATTTTTGATGGAGATGAGACAACATTAGTATATACCGATCCAACTGATTTTGGATCTATAAATCAATCAAAACCAATATTTTCTCACCATAAACTAACAGTATTTGAATATGCTGATGGTATTAATAAATTAGATAATTTTGATGGATTAACTGATCTAGATGTTTATTATAGTAAGTTATCTAATGCTTATAATAGAGCATCTATTAGAGATATTGATGAAAAGTATCCTAAAGCAACTGGTGGATTTGCAAAACAAAGACCTGAATATGAGATTGTAGGTGCTTTTAATTCTGATCGTATTCAAATTGTAGACATTATATCAGGTGATGGATTCTCGGCAGGTCCTGTAGTTACTGTAACAACAGCAGTTCCTCATGAATTAAGTGGTGGGACTCCTATTAAAATTGAGGGTGTAAATGAAGTTCATTATAATAGATCTACAAAAGTTCAAAGTGTATTAAGTCCAAATACGTTTACATATTTACTTCCTTTTGTTCCACCAAATTTAGCTGCTGGTTCTGCTGGTGGTTTGAGTGCTGGCAGTGCGGAAGTTAGTGTTGAAGTTGATACTGTTACGGGTGCATCTCCTTATATCTTTAACTGTTCTTTAAGATCAGTATTTGGTATGCAGGGTATGAGAGCAGATGGTTCAAAAGCCACTGGTTTCAAATCTATGGTTGTTGCTCAGTTTACTGGTATATCTCTACAGAAGGATGATCGTGCATTTGTAAAGTATAATCCCAATAGTAGAAAATATGATGGTATTCAATATCAAAGACAAACTGGTAAATTATTATCATCAGAGTCATCATCATTAAATCCAGCAAATGTTTATCATTTAGATAAGGATGCTGTTTATAGAGATGGTTGGAAAACTGCTCATATTACACTAGAGAATGATGCTGTCTTCCAGATAGTTTCTGTGTTTGCTATTGGTTATCATATTCATTTCTTTATGAAGTCTGGTGGTGACGCATCAATTACAAACTCTAACTCAAACTTTGGTCAGTTTGCACTCGCTGCTGATGGATTTAAAGCAGAGTCATTTGATAAAGATAATAAAGGATTTATTACATCAATTATTACACCAAAGGCAGTTACTACTTCAGAAGCTTCTATTGATTTAACTCAGTTTGATGCATCTGTAAACCAAACTGCTAATAGCACGACCAAACTTTATATGTTAGGTCAGGATAATGCTAGCTTATTACCAACTGATGTTGCACAGGGATTTAGAATTGGTGCAAGATTTAATGAGAAAATATATGTTGATTTGAATGATCTTAGTGATCCTGCTAATCCAACTGTAATTAATGCAGAAGCTGTGATTAGTATGTCTAGAGTGACTGGTGTATATACTGCTAATAATGTAGATTATCCAGTTACATCAACTGTAGAAGTTACATCTGAGAAAGAGTATGAAGGTGTTCATAATGATACTACTTCAGGCAGTGCTTCTTTAGTTCATAAGATAACTCTTACCAATTTAAGAAATGTTAATGCGGCACATGATTTAAACAATGGAGAAACTATAAGAGTTATTTCAGAGAGTGGAGATCTTCCAGAGGGATTAGATCCACATACTGTTTATTATGCAATTACGCACGAGAAAAATAATACCAGATTAGATGGAATACAACTAAGTACTTTTGAAATTCAACTTGCATCATCAAAAACAAATGCTGAGAGAACAACTCCAGTATATGTTAAAACTATTTCTAATCCTGCTGCTGGTAAATTAAAAGTTATTAGTAGGGTTTCTGATAAGAAACCAGGTGAATTAGGACACCCAATGCAATTTGATTATGAGCTAGGGCAATGGTTTACTCATGTTAGTGCAACTGGAAATACGATACAATCAAACTTTACTCATTTGGATGCAAATGATGAAGATATTCCATACATTAAGCGAAGAACTGATGATAGAAGTTTAGATGATAAACTTTATAAAGTTAGATATGTAATTCCTAAAGAATTAAAGAATGCTAGGGATCCTAATAATAGTTTTGTAATTCAGGATTCTAGTTCTACTAATGTTAGATTCAATGCAGATTTTACTAGAACTTCTATTGGGTCAACAGATTATGATTATAATAGAAATCTAAGGTTTATTTCTAATGTTGAGTTTAATACTACAACTAGAATTGTAACTATTAGAGCTGATAAATCTCATGATTTAAATGTAGGTGAACAGATTATTGTTAAGAATGTAAATAGTGATACTAATACAACTGCTGCAGCAAACAAAGGATATAATGGAACATTTATAGTAGATTCTGTTCTTAATGACAAGGTATTTACTTATAAATCAACTGATATTTTAGGTATAGATCATAATGTTGGAACTCATACTAATGATCCTACTACCTCAAGAACTACTGCTTTACCTAGATTTGAAAGAAATGATAATAAAGAAAATTTCTTTATTTACAGAACAGAAACAATAACAGAATATGTTGAGGGTGCTCAAGATGGTGTATTCCACTTATATGTTCTGAATGGTAATAATGCTATTCAAGAAGAATTTACTAATTCAAAGTATAATCAGAATGTTGTTAATCTTTATCCACAGTTAGATAGGGATAATGTAAATGATAACCCACAAGAGGCAACAACATTTGCTAAGAGATTCCCCATTGGTGATGTAGTTACTAATGATCTTAAGAAGAGTTTAACTAGAGAAACTACTAATAAATTATTGAATAGTTTTGCTTCTGCTAATGTAATTAATAATGTTGCAGATAATGGAACTAATGCTGTTCTAACATTTACTAAAGAACATAATCTTAATGGATTAAAGTATGGTGGAACATTAACTGGAGGAACAGGTCATACACCAGGAACACACTATAATATAAAATTATTTGATGATTCATCCGCACCAAATTCTGCTAAATGGAGAGGTGCTACAGCGACTGTTACGGTTGGTAATAATGGAGAAGTTACTTCTTATGAGATAACAGAACCAGGTTCTGGTTATAAGAGTTCTTTGAGTCCATTATATTTTGATAGTTCTCTTCCTTCTGCTGGTGGTATTGGTGGAGCACCTAGTTCAAATATTGCTATTACTGATGCAAATATTAGTTTAGCAACTGGTGATAGAACAACAAATCTTATTGGTATTAGTTCTTCTTATGTTCAAGTAACTGGTATTAGCACAGGAACAGATCATTACTTTAGAATTAAGGATATTCCTTTAGATCCTAGTAGTCAAGTTGTTCCTATAGATTCAACTGTTAAAGTTGAGATTCATAAAACTTCTGATGAAACTATTTTAGATGGTCAAAGTGTTATTTCATTAGGACCTGTGGTTGTAGTGGATACATCATCACATGATGTAACAACTAATATTACTACGTTTAATACTGAAAATTCTCATTGTTTATTAAAGGGAAATTCATTTAGAGCATTAGATGCAACTGATGCTAATTTAGGTGACTTCATAGTTAAAGAAGTTATTGATGTTAATACATTTACAACAGAAATTGAGGGTGGAATTACAAATCCCAAATACATTCTTAAACATGGTCTATCTTCTAATGATGCACAATCAGGAAAAGGTGGAGAAAGATTAGGAACAAGAGGGTTATCCTTATTTGATAATGAAACTCTAGTATTGGTTGGTAGTGGTGATTCAAATCAATTAGTTGCTACTACAGACACTCTAAAAGTTACTCTACCCAATGGAACAACAACTGCACAATCTATTCAATCTAGATTCCCATTAGGATGTTTCATACAGGTTGATAATGAGATAATGAGAGTTGTCGATAAAACTATCGGTTCTCAAACTACTATTAAAGTTCTTCGTGGTGCATTAGGAACCATTGTTGATGATCACTTTATTAATTCAACAATTAAAAAGATTAAACCTCTTTCCATTGAATTGCGTAGACCCTCTATCTTAAGGGCATCAGGGCACACATTTGAATATCTTGGTTATGGTCCAGGTAACTATTCAACTGGACTTCCACAAGTTCAACTTAAGACTCTAACTCAAAGAGAAGAGTTTTTATCTCAATCACAAGAGACATCTTGCGGAACAGTTGTTTATACTGGTATGAATGATCAAGGTGATTTCTATATTGGAAATACTAAGATTTCATCCGACTCTGGTGAGCAGATAACATTTGATATTCCAGTTCCAACTGTAACTGGTGAAGATCCAAGCACACTTAGTGTTGTATTTGATGAAGTAATTATTAAAGATAGACTACTTGTTGAAGGTGGAACATCTAAACAGATTTTATCTCAGTTTGATGGACCTGTTACATTTAATGGTAATGTTAGATTCAATAAAGATCTTAGAATTACTAAGAAATTAACTGTTGATGGCATAGCTAAATTTACTAAGGTTCTTCCTGCCAATACGTCATGTAGTGCTTCTGCTTCTGGTGGTGTAATTATTGATGGTGGTGTTTCTATAGGTAATAAATTAGCAACTACTGACAGGGCAATCACTGTTCATAAGGGTGCTATTAGTATATGTAATAGTAATACTGCTTTTAGTGGTGAAACAGGATCTGTATTTACTGCTGGTGGTGTTGGTATTACTAAGGATCTTTATGTTGGTGGTACAGGAACCATTGCTGGTATTACAACTGCTTTAGGTGGTTTACATATACCAGATGGTAAGAGTATCACATTCGGTGATCTTGATACTATTATAGACGGTGTTTATTATAAGGGTGATCTAGAAATAATCCATGATGGATTCAATTCTATGATAAGAGATATTGGTGAAGGTGATCTTTATCTACAGACAGCAGGTAGAGTTATTATAGGTAACTGGGAAAACAGTAAACAAGGTATTGTTTATAATGAGGGTGATAATGTTACACTGTACTTTAATGGACAACCAAAATTAGAAACTGCTGTCGACGGTGTTAAAATTACTGGTGACTTAGAGGTTACAGGTGATATTACTGCCTTCGCTCCTCCATCTGATTCAAGATTAAAGGATGATGTAGTTCCTATTCCTAATGCTCTTGATAAAGTTCTTTCAGTTAGTGGTAATACCTTTAAATGGAATAATGGTTTTGGTCCTACAGTTAATAAGAACGCTGGAAAAGAAGATACTGGTGTAATCGCTCAAGAGATTCAAGCACTTGGATTACCTGGTGTAGTAGAACTTCGTGAAGGTGGTATTCATGGTGTTCATTATGAAAAACTTGTTCCTCTTCTAATAGAAGCAATTAAAGAACTGTCAGCCAAGGTTGATGATCTGTCCTAATAAATAACTAAAAATTCAGTATAAATGGCTAATATCAAGAAGACATTTAACTTCCGTAATGGTGTTCAAGTTGATGATGATAATCTGATTGTAAACCAGAACGGATTGGTTGGAGTTGGAACTACTGTTCCTACTGAGGCTTTGGATGTCCGAGGTAAAGTCAAAGTAATTCAGGATGCAAATGTTCCAGGTTCTGGATTAATAAATGCTACTACTGGTATAATTACATCTCTTACTGTAACTGATACATTAATTGTTAATAATAGTAATGTAAGCACTGGACAGGTTGGAGAAGGTGTTATTGTAGGTTCTCCTACTGGAATTGTAACTGCTACTGCTACTGCTGGTATTGTTACTTATTATGGAGATGGGCAATATTTAGAGAATGTTCCTACATCACAATGGTCTAATATTAATGTTGGTCTAGGATATACAAGCATATATGCGAAAGGTAATGTGGGTGTGGGGACAGTAGATCCTCGATTTACCCTTCAAATTTCTGGAAATAATAATGTATCTTCTTTTACTGAAGGAGTTGGTATTAATTCATCAGGAGATATTGTAGCAACTGGTGTTATTACTGCTACAACATTTAAAGGAAATATTACTGGTGATATTACAAGTGATGAATCTACTATCACACAGTTACAAACTACAAATGCAAATGTAGTTGGTGTTGTTACTGCATCTGAATTTAAAGGAAATGTAACAGGAAACATAGTTAGTGATTCTTCAACTGTTACTAGCTTATCTAGTAGTGGTATTAATGTAACGGGTATTGTTACTGCTGTAACAGGATTTACTGGACCTCTAACGGGTAGTGTAACTGGTAATCTTACTGGTAGTGTTGCTGGTAATATAGTGAGTGTTGCTGGAACTATTACTACATTAGAAACTACTCATATTAATTCTAATCCAGCATCGGGTATTATTACTACAGGTATTTTAAATGCTGGTTTCTCTAACATAGGTGTTACTACAACTTCTACCTTAAATGTATCTGATAAATTGGGAATTGGAGTAAATAACCCAATACATAATTTACAAGTTTATAGTACTGGAATATCTACTGCAACTATTATTGGTAATGAGAGTGCAACAGTATATGTTTCACAGAGAGTTCCATCTGCTACTGGAATTGGTGAAAGTATTGGTGGTATTAGATTTGGTAATGACTTAAAATCTCTTGATGTATTTAATGGTGATCTTGGAGATGTTAGTAATTATATTCATCTTGGTAGTTTTGCTGGAATTAATACTGGATCATTCAGATGGTTCCATAAATCAAATAATAATGTGATGACTCTTACCTATGATGGTAAGTTGGGTATTAATAAACCAAATCCAGAAACTGCATTAGATGTGGTTGGTGTATCGACATTTACTGGTAATGTTAAAGTTGCTGGTAATCTTGAAGTTACTGGAACATTATCAGCACCAGCAAATATACCTGATATAATTAATGGATCTAATATCAATACTACTACAGGAATATCAACATTTAATAATATTGATGTAGTAAATATAACTAAAACTTCAAAGGTTGCTATTGGAACTGAGTTTGAAAATGTAGTTGCTGATATTGATGCTCAATTAAGCACTGCATTATTCAATAAGGTTGGTATTGGATCAACCATGTTTAGTAATGCTTTACAAGTTGATGGAAATGCTTCTGTTACTAGATTGGGTGTAGGAACGGCTTCTATTCGTTGTGCTGTTGACTTTGAAGATGCTGGAGGTGGAAGCACTTCAAGCTTTATGCTTCCGCCTAAAGTTTCTACTGCAACTAGAGATACTTTACCAAATAATCCTGGTGCATTAATATATAATGTATCTACAAATAAGTTGCAAGTTTATAATGGAAGTTCATGGGTTGACTTACACTAAAGGGAATCATTAATGGCAAGGAAGAATTATCAGGTCAAGGCTAAAGATGGTGCTTGTTGGCAAAAGATACATCATTCTTTATGTTGCGAAACTCATTATGAATTAAATATTCCAGATCGTGAATGTCTCTGTAAAAATGATTGTAAGTTTGATGAAACTATTGGTACATATCAATTATCTCTTGCAGAAGTAGAAGAATTAAGAAAACATCCAGACGTTCAATATGTTGAATTAGATGTTACATTTCATGCACATGAAATGGGATCTAATGGTGGTCATATAAGAGATGATCTAGTATGGCATTCTAATAGATTTGGTAAGAGTGTAAAAAATTATAGAGATTTACATTACGTTCCTAACAATCCACAGTTAGTTCAGAGTTCGTTGATGGCAATAACTGGTCAACTTAATCAAGGAACTACTAACTGGGTTTTGGTAAAATCTGCACATCCAAATACTCCTGCAATGAATTATTGGCAGAATGTGGGATTTCCTTTGTTATATGATTATGCTGTATATCCAAGTGTTCCTGCAAATCCTGCTGATGATGATCCTTTAAAATCTGCAACTCAAATTGGAACTAATCTTATTACCATCTCAACTACAGGACCTTATCAACTTTTTGTAGCAGCAGATGGTGAGTATGCTGCTATAGAGTGGACTAGAGATGATGGATATAAAATATATCCAGATTTAGGTGGGCAGAAATATTATTCTCCTGGTTCAAACCCTGTGCCAGGTATACCTGCAGGAAAGGAAAATTTTTATACTGGTTGGAATGGTAGAACTGATGGAACAAAAGGTACAACTAAAGAAATTTCAAGATCTCCTCTTTATGGAATACACTATCAAGTTATCAATTTAGGTATTTTAAAAGCAGGAACTCATACACTTTCTTATGAAGTAAGAAATGGTGGTCATGGTGATCCTAATAAAGAAAATTGGAATAATAATCCTGGTGGAATTGCTTGGCAACTTTATAGTATGGGTGGATACACTGCGGATTATAATACTCAGCAAGGTATTACGGGAGATGGTAAAATTTTTGCAACAGATATAAATTATACAATTGGTGATAAATCTTGGGATTCTACAGAATGGAATAGAACTGGTTATCAATTATTGAGATGTGAAGAAAATGCAACTAATCCTTGGGCAAGTAGTAGTCGTACAGTTAAAACTGAAGATGTTCAATATACAAATGATGGTTTAGATGTTGATATAGTAGTAATGGATAATGGATTCTGGCTTGCACATCCAGAATTTTGTGTTGGTGAGAATGATCCACCAAATTATATTGGAGGTAATGTATTAAATCGTTCAGGTAAATGTGGTGTGTTGGATATGATTTTAGATGCACCAGCATATCTTGACCCTGAATATTGGATAACAAATCCTTCATTATTAGAGACTCGTTGGGATGGAACTAAAGTTCCGACTGAGACATCTGCAAGAAATTGGTGGTCGGATCCTAATTCCCGTTCTCCAAGTTTTGATAATTTTGGTTCAATATCAATTCCTGAAGATTATACAAGAGTAAGATGTAATGGTACAAAAACCGCTTTTCCAAACACATCACAAGCAGGTGATCATGGAACTCCTTGTGCTTCCCAAGCTTATGGTAAGAATTTTGGGTGGGCATTTAATTCTAATAAGTGGTGTATTGATGGATGGACAGTTCCAATGGAAAATGGATTTAGAGTAATGCAAATATTTCATAAGTATAAACCAAATAATCCTAAATTTAGCGGTAACTCTGCAAAAAATCCAACTGTTTCTAGTAATAGTTGGGGGAAAATCTTTAACCAGATAATAGATAATTCTCAAAATTTTAGTTATGAATATAGAGGAACTGCTTATGCTGAAGTTGATTGTAATAAAAGAGATGGTGTTTCTATACCTCAAGCAGCTTCTAGGGTTCCAAATATACCAAAATTTATTACGAAAGGTGGTGGACCTGAGTCTATGAATTATTATACTTTTTTACCAACCCCACCTTTAGTTTATATTAAACTTCCCGCACTTAGAGGAAATCCATACCTAGCTACGGAGGAGAATGCTATGAAAGCTGCTCTTTCTGAAGGAGTAATTATGGCTTTTTCTGCTGGTAATGATGGATGGTATCTTACAGAACCAGGTGATGTAGATCATAATAATAAAGTGGTTATAACTTCTGGTAATAAAGCTGGTGATGAATATTACATTCATAGAGCTCCCTATCCATGTGGAGTAAAGGATGATGCTGGTTATGATATATTTTCTATTGGTGCTATTAATAATGAATTAAAGAATAGACATACATTAATATCTGACACTCTTTTTAAGGATAAAGGAACTGGTACATTAAATAAGTATCAAAATGATAATATTGAGACTTTATCTTCAGGTAGTTCAACAAAAGTTTGTCTTGGATATGATGCAAAATTTGCGGAAAATACTTTGGGTAATATTGAAGATACAGTAGCTGGGGAGGATTATAGTAATAGAGGAAATAATATAGATTTTTATGCTCCTGCTGATGGTACATTAGCTGCAACTATTGATCAGACAGTAAATAGTCTTCTTAGAAATGATGGAAGTATTTCAGATGGATCACGATGGGCAAGGTATGTTAGAGGTGAAATTCTGTTTTCTAGTTATCGTTTTACTGATGGTTTTTTTAGTGGAACCTCTTCTGCTTGTCCTGTAACTGCTGGATTAATGGCTTGTACTCTGCAACAAAATAGAAATTGGACTAGCACTCAGTTAAAAACATATTTAAAAGAGCAAATATCCCCAGAGACCAGTAGCACTTTTTATATGGGATATGCACCTGGATCAGATCCAGATGATTTGAGATGGGCAGGTGATTATAGTACACATGAAACTGATGTTAGAATAATTAGAGAGGTTTCTGGTTCAAAAACAACACCCAATCCAGTTTATGAAGCATCTAGTGGATTAGCTCCATCTAGACCAAATTTAAATGAGAGGTTTAGTGTTACTTCTGGTTCTGCTAAAGTTAAGATTATTGGAATTAGAGAATTTACAAGTTCTGATTCTGGAAATCCTGTTGAATTGAGAATTGCTAATGGGTATTATTTGATGCAAATTACAACAGATACTTCATATTCATACGAAAATCCCTTTAGTAATAGCATTGCTACAGCAGTAGGAAATTATAAATTTAAGATTAAAGAAAATAGTGGTGAACAAGTTATTCAAGTAAGTGATGATGGTGGATCTTCTTGGACTGCTCTTGAAATAGCTACTGTAAATGGTAATTTTGTAATGGGAACTCAAGGTGCAGTATATTATTATTTGGATGTTGATGATAGTGTAGGAATACCTACAGTTAATAATCCAACTTATAATATACAAACCAATGTATCATCAGTTAATGAAGGTGGTACTCTTATAACCACTGTTACAACAACTAATGTTGCTGATGGAACTACCTTATATTGGTCATTTAGCGGAGCCAATATCAATTCTTCTGATTTCTCTTCAGGATCATTAACTGGATCTGGGTCTATTTCTAATAATTCGTTTAATTTTACACATGTTTTGGCAAATGATGCAACAACAGAAGGTAATGAAACACTTGAGATAAAGGTATTTACGGATGCTACAAGACAATTACAGGTTGCCACGAAGAATGTAACTATTTCTGATACTTCTGCTACTGCAACTTATAACATAACAACTTCTACAACAAGTGTAAATGAAGGGTCACCAATAACATATACTCTTACAACGACTAATGTTCCAAATGGGACGACTTTATATTCTCGTTTAAGTGGTAATGGTGTAACTGCTGATGATTTTTCAAGTGGTAACTTAGAACAATCACCTTCAATTTTTGATAATACATTTAGTTTTTACTATACTGTTGCAGCTGATTTAAGCACGGAAGGATCTGAATCACTTAATTTTCAAATATTTACTGATTCTGCTAGAACAAATGAAGTAGCATCTAATAGTAGTGTTACTATTAATGATACATCACAGACACCAGCTGGACCTTCTTATGCTTTGAGTGTAAGTCCAACTACTGTTAATGAAGGAGATACATTTACATCTACAGTTACGACAACTAATGTTGCTCAAGGAACTACTTTATACTGGTCAGCAATGGGTGCTGGTGTTAGTAATAATGATTTTTCTTCTGGTTCAATGGTTGGATCTGGAACTGTTGGTTTTGATGGTTCTTTCCAGTTTAGTCATACTCTTGCTGAAGATGAAGTAACTGAAGGAATTGAAACTATTGCAGTTAAATTATTCACCAATTCTGGTTATACTCAACAGGTTGGAAGCACTGTAAATGTTACTGTTAATGATACTTCCCAAGCTAAAACCTATGCAATTTCTTCAAGTAGTACGACTCTAAGTGAAGGTGGTTCATTCACAATAACAGTAGCAACAACCAATGTATTACCAGGAACTACTCTTTATTGGAAAATAAATGAAGAAACAGGAAATATAAACACATCTGATTTTGTTGGAGCATTAGATGGATCTGCAGCTGTTAATTCGCAAGGAATTTTTAGTTTCAGTAAGAATCTTGCAAATGATTTAGCAACTGAGGGTGAAGAAAAATTTACAGTTAAATTATATACTGATGCTACTTTTAATCTTCTGGTTGCAAGTACTCCACAGATTACAATTAATGATACGTCATTAAGTCCTCAAGTATGGAATGTATCATGTTCTCCAACTAGTGTTAATGAAGGAAATACATTTACAACTACAGTTACGACAAGTAATGTTCCTAATAGTTCTACTTTTTACTATGAATTAAGTGGAAGTAATATTACTGCTGACGATTTTGAAACTGGAGGATCTAATCCATCGTTGGCAGGATCTGCAGTTATTCAAAATAATACTGCTCAATTTACTCATACTGTTAAGAGTGATTCAGTAACTGAAGGAACTGAAACTGTTGCAGTTAAAATATTTGCTAATCCTGGCAGAACAGTTCAGTTAGGATCTACTGTAAATGTTACTATTGGTGATACTTCACAAACACCTGCAACTCCTAGTTATGCTTTAACTCCAGATAAGACTGCTTATAATGAAGGTGAGACCATGTCAACTATAGTTACTACGAGTAATGTTGCACTTGGAACAAATTTATATTTTGGTTTAGAAGCAACTAGCGGAACTTTAACTCAAAGTGATGTTTCAGCATTATTTGGATCAGGAACAGTAGCAGCAGGTGGTGGTTCAACTGGATTTGCTTTTGGTATTCTAATAAAAGAAGATACTACAACAGAAGGAGTAGATAAGTTTGTAATTAAATTATATGATCAAGCATATCCATTTACAGGAGCTGCTTTACTAGCAATTTCATCAGAGATTACAATTAATGATACTTCAATCGCACCTGCTAGTCCTACATATACTCTTAGTGCAAATACAAACCCAATAGATGAGGGAGAATTTCTTTCAATTAATGTTGTGACTACTAATGTTACAGCAAATACAACTTTATATTGGGAGTTTAGTGGTACTAATATAGGTTCTGCTGATTTTGATAATGGTATTCTTGAAGGTGATGTAGTAATTCCTGCGAGTGGATCTCAAAGTTTTGGAACAACTATTAAAGCAGATACTCTTACTGAAGGTAATGAAACGCTTGATATTAAATTATACTCTGATTCTGGAAGAACAACTCAGGTAGGTAATACTCTTAGTGTTACTATTAATGATACTTCAATAAATCCTGCTGTACCTTCTTATAATATAACTCCAAGTGTAACTCAATTAAATGAAGGAAACACACTCACAACAACAGTAACAACTCAAAATGTTACTGAGGGAACTACTCTTTATTGGGTAGTTGATCCACATACTGGAACTATATCTGCTGCTGATTTTTCTACAGGTAGCATGAGTGGCACAGGAACAGTTAATAATAGTACATTTATTATTACTCATGTTATTGCTAATGATGTATTAACAGAGGGGGAAGAAAAATTTGCAATTAAATTATACACTGATTCAGGATATACTAATAACGTAGCAAATACTTCTGTAATTGAAATCGTTGATACTTCACAAACAGCTAATGCAACTTATTCATTATCAACAACTGCATCTAATTTTAAGGAAGGTGATTCATTCACAACAACAGTGACAACAACTAATGTTATTGATGCTACAACTCTTTATTGGAGATTAGAAGGTATTGATGCTAATGATTTATCATCTGGTAGTATTCAGGGGTCTGGTATTATTACATCTAATACATTTAGTTTCTCACATACTCTTGCCAATGATTTAGCAGATGAAGGTGATGAGAGTCTTCAAATAAAATTATTCACTGATATTACTAGAAATAATCAAGTTGGTAATACTCTTGCGGTTACAATTAAGGATACATCTCAAGTGGGATTCAATGTAATAGTAACAGCCCCTAACAATAATGAATATATATTAGTAGGGAACGATACAGACGGAACTATCTAGGAATAATGCCAAGTAATCCAGAAGTAAGAATTAAAGAAGGTGAGAGAATAAATTTTCATGTGGATGCAACGGGTCATCCATTTTATATTAAAACTACAAATACAACAGGAACAGGAGATTTAGTTTCTGGTGTAACTAATAATGGAGCCACAGATGGAACTGTGACTTGGACACCACCTGGTGGTAGTGCTGGAACATATTATTATAAGTGTGGCAATCATGCTGCAATGGGTGGAGTTATTACTGTAGTAGGAACTCCTGTCCCACCTGGATATATTGTAAATCTTACTGCCTCAGATAATAATAATTATACTCTTGATGGTGATGATAGAAATGGTGTTGTAAGTGGTATTGATGTAGATGTAACAATAAAAGAAGGTGATAGGATTAACTTTATAGTTGATGCTGCTGGACATCCATTATATCTTAAAATACAAGCTGGATCTGGAACTGGTAATCAAATAGCAGGTGTAATAAATCAAGGTGATGATGACGGGATTGTCTATTGGACAGCTCCTGCTGGTAGTGCTGGAACATATTATTATCAGTGTGGTAATCATGCTGCTATGAGTGGAAGACTTATAGTTACTGGAAATAGTCAGAGTGGTACTCCAGTTTATACTGGAGAAGAGTCAAATGGTGGACCTATATCAGAGCATTGTTATTCATTAAATCCTAGTTGGTCTAATGGAAAATTATGTGTAAGGAGAGCAGGACCATATTTCTTGGGTAGTGGTCCAATTAAGTTTAGTAAGATGAGGCAATATTTTAAAGAAATATATCCAGTAGATAATACTGTTCCTATATCAGCGTCAGAACTAAAGAGAGTTACAAATGTTCTTGAGAGAGATCCAATAGTTCCTGATAGTGTTGAGAATGAGAATATAGCTTCAGTAACAGAATTTAATTGGAAATGTTCTCAGTTTAGAGGATCTGTTAAGAGGTATTGGGCTCATCAAACTGGAACTGTAAGTCAGTTTGATATGGGTAGATTTAGTGGTGCTGCAGGTATTGACTGGTGTGATATGGGAATTAATGGTAGAGATAGTATTAATTCAACAACTGGTAATCATCCAAAGAATATTCAGAAACATATTTACATTAAGGGTGTATGTTATTCTTCTCATAGTGGAACTCTTGGGTTAATGTCTGATATGGGTAATGGTATCGATAAAATACCTGGTGCTAGGTTAATACCAAGTGAACCAAATAATAATGTAGTACCTGCAAATAATGTAAGAATATATGTTGAGAATACTGCATCGATTTATGGATCTGCTGGTACAGGTGGATATGATAATACTGGTGGATATGAAAATGGAGCTCCTAAGAAGAGTATACCAGGTAAAGATGGTGGAACTGCTTTAAAGATACAACATACTGGAGAATCTAAAACAGATATTTTCATACAACAGACTGCTAAAATCTGGGGTGGTGGAGGTTCTGGAGAACAAGGAGAAATGGGAGACCTTGAGGGTACTTCATGGGATGATATGATAGGAACTTGTGGTCGTACATACCCTGCTAGTCCTGGAGTACCTTGTGGTGCTGATCCAACTTGTGATGTTGGAGATGAATTAATTGATACTGAAGAGGGGGCTTCATGTCCATATGATGAGAACGATAACCCAACTGGCAATTTCAAAACTGGAACTTGTGAAAAATTGACAGATTCTTTACCACCACAACAAGGTATAGGTGGAAAAGGTGGAGATGGTGCTGGTTGGGGTTTTGCTGTATATCCTGGTGGTGGTCCTCAAGATGGACAATCTGGATCACCAGGAACTATCCCTCCTCAATTATGTCCAGTTTGTGCTCCAGGAACTGGATTTTATAAGAGAGATGGTAAATGTTCTAGTCCAGGTGGTAATGGTGCTGATGGTGGAACATGGGGTTCTGATGGTGGATCAACAGGAGAAAATGATAAAGCACCATTAAACGATGCAGGTAAAGGTGGTGCTGCTATTTGTGGATTAAATCCTGATACTGGAGCAAAGAATTGGGAAGTGGGTGGATATATTAATGATAATACTCTAAAAGGAAAATATACTGGAGATTGTGTTGGTGGTGGATCTCCACCTCCTGATGTTCCAGGTGCTCCTAATATAGCAATGGAGAAGAGTCAGCATTATGTAAGATTTGGTGATGGTGGAAATGGAACTCAATTTGGATCATCTGAAGCTTCACACTTAATAGTTACTGCACCAGGAAATGAGAAAGTTACATTTGGTTTAATCCACAAATATGATGATAAGGCTTGGGGTAGAGAATCATATGGAATTGCATTAAGAGGATTTGAGGTTGCTGGAAAGAAATATGGATTACCAATGGCATATTGGGGAATAGCATATGATAATCCAAAAAGGCAAGCAACAGGTAATTTGGGAATATGGTCAATATTCATGCAAAAATTTGCTATTTTTCCCACAGAGGAATATGAGTTATGTGATCCAAACGATGATGATTGTGATGATGGTTATGATCGATATAATGATTATCCCAAAGATACGTTAGCAGGAGATGCAACATATGAAGGTTTCTTTGGTGGAATAGTTAATACCAGTAATCCGACTTTTATATTACTTCAGGCTGATAATTTCGCTCAAGTTATTGTTAGAAAATGGAATTTTGCACCACAAGATTGGTTTCTAGTTCCAGAAGATGGATCTATACCTCATTTTGAAGATATTCAAATAGCAAGTGTTGCACCTAATAGTAATCCTGCTATTGATCATGTTTGTGTAGATATTGCAAGTAGTGTTTGGTCTAATAGTTGGGATGATGATGATGATTATAATGGACATTGGCAAGAAATATACGTTAGGATACAGAATTCTAAGTTCCCTGAAGGTAGTATAGATCATTCACAATGTGAAAATGGTAATTGTGATACTGATTGGAATTATAATCCAGGTGGTGTTGCTTTTATTATTGGATATGGTAATGCTCCTACTTTAGATAATATGACCGAACAAGAATTGAAGGATAAGATAGATGAATATCTATTTGATTGGGGTTATAGTTATGATGACGATAGAAATACTTATCCCTTTGAATCCCGTACTCTAATTACAACGACTCCTGATACTAAACGTATAATTGGTCATAAGCAACAAACTTTTACATTAGCTCAAGGAACATATCCTATAACATGGAATGAATTAAATCCAACTAATGGATCTGGAAATCCAAATGCAAGTAGACTTAAAAATAATTCTAAGAGACTAGAATTATTGGATGGTGATGGAGGTGATACAAATCAATCAGTAGAAATTCTTGATATTACTGTTGATAATGTTAATACTAAGGCAGAATTAGACAATCCTAAAGTGCCTTGTACTAACATATATGGAAGTTTGGAAATTAGTTGGACTGTGACTGGAACTTATGATGTATTAACAGGAGTTGCTACACCATCAGATCCCACATTCTCATTCTCTGGTCAAGCTTCAGGAAGTGAACTTGTGGAACCAGTGCAAACTACAACATATACTATAACTGCATCTAATCAAGGTGCTGCTGACGTTGATTCATTAACGATACTATAACTTGACACTCTTCGAGATTATTGTTATAATCTTAGTGTGACATTTAAAAGATGCTGTTGAATATTTTTGATAATAGAGTCCCTTATAATATAATGGATGGTCTATGGGACAAGAGTATAACTACAGATTTTAAATTGGGTTGGGTAGATAGAGATGAACCAGAAAAATATGATTTGAATATTCATAGTGATATACAACCTTCTTTTCTGAAATCTAGTGGTATACTTCCCTACTTTGAACAATGTACACATGATACGGAATGGTTTAATAATACCACCTTAGAGAGGGTAATTTTAAATTTAGTTAGATCTAATGATGTTCATTATATTCATACCCATCCAGATAGACACGTATTGTTATATTATATAAATCTTGATTGGAGAGATGGGTGGTATGGGGAAACATTATTCTATGACCCCTATGATACTGATAAGATCTCTTTTACTAGCATTTATAAACCTGGTAGAATTATTTTATTTGATGGATCTATACCTCATGCCATTAGACCTCAATCAATAAAAGGACCAAAGTATAGATTTTCACTAAGTTTGTTTTTTGTTTAATGAAATTTACTCTTGCTATAGGAAATCCTCCTTATGGTGTAGGAGGAAATCTTGCTATAAAGTTTTTAAATAAGACATCTGAGATCACAGATGATATTAGGTTTGTATTACCTACTTCTATAAGGAAACCTTCTTGTCAGAATAAGATTAAATCATATCTACATTGTGAAGTTGATGATGATCTAGATAGTGCTACTTTTCCTGGTGGAATAAGTGCAGTAAAACAGTATTGGAAAGTAAAAAACACATCGAGATTTGCAAAAGGGGTGAACGAGATTCCTATGCACAGAGAGCATCCCGATTTTGAATTTCTAGATTATAAAGATAGATTTGAGGCAGATGTTTTTATTGGTGAGTATGGATGTGGTCCTAGTGGTATTGTAAAGACTGAGAATTTTACACATTATGCTAAGGGACATCACTTCTTAAGTGTAAGATCACCAGAAGTTTTGGAGAATCTAGTTAGATTTGCTCCTAAGTTTAGAGAAGTAGCAACAGTTACTAATGGTCGATACCATTTTGGTAAGAATGATTTGATTACCACTTATATTAAATGTTTAGATGAAGAACAAGCATAATATTGAGTCTGGATCTAATATTGAGAGATCTGATGAAAGGATAAAGGAAACTCAAGAGGTATTCACACCCTCTGAGTTGGTAGAATTGATGATAGATGAGATTGATGTTTCTTTATTGAAAGATCCTAGCAGCAAATTCATTGATAATTCAGCAGGTTGTGGCAATTTCTTGGTTGGACTAAAGGAACGCCTCTGTTTGTTTCATAATGAGAAGCATGTGTTGAATCATATGCTTTATGCAGTAGAATTACTAGAGGATAACCACAAGGAACTCTGTGGTCGTTTAGGTGTGACAGTTCATCATCCGCACTATGTTTGTGCAAATGCCTTAGAATACGACTATAGTTTTGGTGAAGCAATAGGAGTAGAACAATTTTTCTAGGGGTTGCACTCCCTTTAAATTTGTGCTATACTATATAAGTTAAGCGTTGTGATCCTGAAACATTGGAAGGCAACGTCGAAAATAAACAAAATGGAGGATGCCTTATGGCACGACTAAATAAACCCTTGCAGGGGGTGTTAAACCTGCTTACGCTTATTTCTAGTTTTATATTTACAGGGATAAGAAAAAAGTTTTCAAGAAAAGATTTTATACCAGTAACATGGGTTGCTCTAAAAGATCTTAAAGTAGATGCCAAATATCAACGTCTAATTAATATAACTTTCATTGAGAAAGCAGAAAAGTTTGAACCTAAATTGGTAAAACCTCTTTCGGTTTTCCGAAGACCAAATGGTGATTTATTCATTGTCGATGGACAGCATACTGCGGTTTTAGCAGGTAAATATGTTGATGATCATGAGAATTTTGAACTACCTTGTCAGATTCAAAACCACGATCTCGATTTAACTATTGAGCAGTGTCAATTAGCAGAAGCGGAGTATTTCAGTAGATTTAACTACTTAAGAAATAATATGGGTGCTATTGAGAAGTTTCGTGTTGATATTTCTCAAGGACTTACTTGGGCAACTAATTTGTTAGATAAACTTGAATCATTACAAGTACATATACAAGGAATCGGTGCTTCAGATGAACTGGAGGTTCATGGATTTAAGCAACTAAGGACTTCTCTTGGCAAATATACTGTTTCATATACTAAACGTGCAGTAGATCTTTGCAAGTTTCATATTGATAAAAAACATTGGTCAAAACCATTGGACGGTAGTATGATTCTTGCAGTAGCAGCAGCTTATCATTTTGCTGAGAATTATCTTGGTGATGGTGGTAAAAGAGAAGGATTCCTAAAATACTTATCTTCAACTTTATCTAAAAAAACACCTAAAGTCTGGAAGTATAAGACTGCTGGACAACTTCAAGACGTTCTAATGCTTGAAAGGATGATTGAGCATTACAATAGTAGTTTTGATTATGGTAATACTGAAGGTTGTCCGATTGGCTCAAGTGGTAAAACGTCACTATTCAAAGATTGGAAAGATGATGAGATCCATAAGAAGAAAACTGATAATGATGAAGACAGTTAACTAACTGGCATAAGACCCCTTCGGGGGTCTTTTTTTATGCTATAATATATTCAACTGAGAAACATTGATGCCATTACGTCCACACCAAACTGATGCTCTGGATGCTATGGCAAACCATACTAAGGGGCAAATCATAGTGCCTACAGGCGGTGGTAAGACTATGTGTATGATTGATGATACCAAAAGGGTATTTCGTACACAAGAGTTTGCAACTATCGTTGTAGTAGCACCACGCATCCTATTGGCAGAGCAATTATCTTCTGAGTTCTTAGAGGAGATTGATGATGTTGATGTGATGCATGTTCATAGTGGTGAAACACCTCATTTTTCAAGCACCAAAAAGGATCAGATTGAAGATTGGTGGATAGGTAGTGAGTTTTGCCACAAGATTATTTTTACAACATACCACTCACTACACAGAATACAGAACTCATTAATTTCTGTAGATACAATTTACTTTGATGAGGCACACAATAGTGTTAATAGGAACTTCTTCCCTGCTACTAAATTTTATGGAACTGTGGGTGCTGACAGGTGCTTCTTCTTTACTGCTACTCCTAAGCATAGCATTACTCAATTCAAGGCAGGAATGAATGATAGGGAGGTGTATGGTGATGTTTTGATTAATGTACCAGCACCTAAGTTAGTGGATCAAGGATACATCCTACCACCTAAAGTTGAGGTATATAAGAGTCGTTTACTTAGAAAGGATGAGATCTATGCTGATGTAGAATCAGAGCAAATGATTGGTGCTATTGATAGATTAGAAGTGGATAAGGTTCTTATCTGTGCTAAATCTACCAAACAGATTATTGGTCTACTATCTCAATCTGATTTCTGCTATGAGTTGAATGTGCGTGGTTATTCTTGGATGACTATCACATCAAGGACAGGTGCTATCATCAATGGTAGGAAAGTAGGTAGAGATGAGTTCTTTGATACTCTTAATGCTTGGGGTAAAGATGATGAGAAGAAGTTTGTAGTATTACATCACAGCATACTAGCAGAAGGTATTAATGTAAAGGGATTGGAGGCAGCGTTGTTTATGCGTAATATGGATTACATTACTATCTCTCAAACTATTGGTAGAGTAATTCGTTTAGGTAATGCTAAGAAAACTCATGGCAAAGTATGTGTTCCTGTGTATAATAATGTAGGAATCTCTACTGCCAGAAGAGTTGAGGCAGTTGTTGATACTGTATTCAACAGGGGTGAACCTGCTATTTCTGTTATTACACGATGAACATTAAAGAAGACGAGTATATGTCTAGTGATGTGTGGAAAAGAAATATTCCACCTGTTACTGATTTCAAAAGAGGAAGTGCCTACAATCAATGTGGTATGTGGGTTATGTGGACTTATTATATCATTGTTGCTATGATGATAGTAAGATTAATCTGGGTATTAAACACATGAACATCTTTGTAACTAACCCTGATCCACATAAAGCTGCTACTGAACTACCCGACAAGCATGTGGTTAAGATGCCATTAGAAACTTGTCAGATGCTTTCTATCATATACTCTAAGTGGTATTATGATTG